GGGCGCCCCAATAGCTCTAGTACGAATTCGTACGAAAGCTATTCCGATGACGACAAACCAGCCCGCAAAGAACCCGGCAACGTGAACGCCCAGATCGGCCTCGCCGTAGGCGTCGGAGCGGGCACGGGCGAAGGCCCGCCAAGGAGAGCGCACTGACCTAAAGAAGAACAAGAACATTCAGGCAAATTTGCCCGTAGGTTCGGACAACATCGTCCCGTTCCCGGCCGAGAGCGCGCAGGTCCGCGACGAAGTCGCCAAGCAGGCCGGTATCAGCCCGCGCACGGCCTCCGACGCCATCACCGTCAAGGAGCGTGGCACACCTGAGGATTGGAAGGCCGTGACCAACGGCACCCCAACGCCACGGGGAGGGCCATGGCGCAGGGATTGGGTGGTCCGGCCAATTGGCCGGACCTTGGCTAGGGTGATCTGTTCCCGTTGCCCAGATCACCCAGGACGCCGGACTTGGGCGGCGGCGGTTTCGACGGGTCCGCGATCTCCGCCCAATACCGACAGTACTGTGCAAACCGCCTCCGCATAGCCGGTGCTGTCGCGTCAACGTCTTGGATTGTGAGACCCTCCAGCAGGGCGGAGATCTTGGAGATCATTGGAGCGCCTCCCCATTGGTCTCCGGTGCTTCTGGGTGCATCGCGCAAGCCGGCTCCGGTTCGGTTGGTTCCTCGCCGAGCGCCATCTGAATGCGCTCGACCGCGGCCTCCAAGCCCTTGGCTGTGAACCAAATCGACTGTGCCAGCGCGGTCTTGTCTTCGCCGCGCTCGATCATGAAGCCGAAGGCCAGATGGAGCACGCTTGCCGCGGCTTCCAGCACGACGAGATCATCTTCGATCTTGATGTAGGCGAGCTTGAAGGGGTCGATCATGTGCGCGCCTCCTCGGCCTTGGGCCACAGCAACGCGTGGAGCACGTTGACTTCATCGAGCGCCAGTCGCCCAAGCACGTCGATGGCGTCAGGGTATCCCGTGTCCCCGCAGGCGCTTGCGTTGCCTACGACCTCAAGGGCAATGACGAGGCCTTTGATGTTGCACAGGTGCTCCTGCGCATCGATCGAGACGGGGGTGCCGTACAGCCCCCTGTAGTCAGCGGCCTCCTGGCCGGTGAATGGGTTTGATATCGCCGCGACGGCTTCCGGGGGTGACAGGCTGGGGATGGGATGGGGCATGGGTACTCCTCCTACTCGGTTCAGTCTTAGCGAAAGGGAAGGCTGCCCAGCGCGCACGGTGCGGGAAATGACGCGCCGGGCAGCCTCAGGCGCACCCCGGGGGGAGGTTGGGGTGGGCCATCTCGGTGGTCAGGCGTCGCTGAGCGCGTCCTCGATCTCGGCAGCGAGGCCGGGGCGGCCAAAGTAGTGCCGGAGCGCGTTGGCGAGGCGCGTGGCGTCGTGAATGGTGCGCGTCTCCACGAAGGCCCTCAGCTCCTGCTGCAGCGTCATGTGCAGGACCGGAAACTCCGAGATCACGATCGCAGCCAGGTGGCCGACGATTGACTCGGGGAGTTGGCGCTGATGGTCGGGCATGCACATGAAGCGAACTCCTCGAACAGCAATGTGTGGCGGTCCCTTGCTTGGGACGTAGGGGGCATGATATCTCTGGGCATCAGAAGATATCAAGCACATTCTGCAATCGGGTGATATCACCCGGTACATGAGGAAGGACGAGAAGATGAGTGAGCGGGCTCTGGTGCGGTTCAAGCCGTCACTTGGCAAACTCATTGACCGGTGGCGCCACACTCAGTTGGACGCACCGTCAAGGCCTGATGCCATTAGGAGGCTGACCGCGATTGCGCTCAAGGCCGCCGGACTGTCCGACGATGGCGGCGACGGCGAGGCCAAGGCGAAGAAGCCGGCCAAGGGAGGCCGCAAGCCATGACCATCGAGCAAGCCGCAGAGCGGCTCAAGGAGCTGCCGGGTGACTGGTGGTGGAGCATCGGCCTCTGCAACCGCACGGCCCACGCCACCGTTGCGCCGGACTACGCTCCCAGCGACGAGATGCGCGCGTTCGACGAGCGGTTCAACGCTGGCTTCGATGCCGACCTTCGCCACGTCGCGGGGCACTACCGCACGCCCGCCGAGGCGCTGTTGGCAGCGATCGAGAAGGCGAAGGTAGCTGTGGCAGCTTGGGAGGCTCAGCGGTAGGCGCCGCCTGTTGTTGCCCTGTTGAAACAGGGCTGTGGACAGATGTCCGCAATCTGACGGAAAACGTCCGTCCATCTGTGATAGTATGTAGAGGCTCACAACGCGAAACGCGCCCGAGGATGTCTCCTGCGGGCGCGCTCGCGTATCCAGTTCAGTTCCCAAAGTTGCGTTGCGTCACCCCTGACCCAAGCTCAACCGTAGGGACTAAATCTCCATGTTGAATACTCTGAACTCCCCCGAAGCGCAAGCCCAGCCCGAGGGCGATGCACAGGCCCCGATGGCGATGGGGCCGGCGATCGAGGCGGCAATCATACCGGACGAGGAGATGCAGCTGCGCGTCTTCCGAGCCGCTGTCGACGCCATCGTGAGGCTGCCTGGAGTGTCATGGGCGGACAAGGGGTTCCTCGTTGCCTTGGTCTGCCGGCTCGATTTCGCCAGGGGTGTGCTCGCCGATTCCCACGAGTGGCTCGCGAAGTGGTTCAGGTCGAGCAAGGGCGCCATCAGGAAGCGGCGCGAGGCCTTGGCCTCGGCTGGGCACACCATCGAACGACAGATTCAGGACGAGGTAAACGGCGGCAATCTGACCAGTGAGATCGCGTTGCCGATGCTCGCCAAGGTGGCTCTTGATGTGGCTGCCAAGGGAGGGGTGTCCGAAAACGGGCATAGGGGGTGCCCGAAATCGGACACCAATAAGGTTGGAGTCTCACCTGATAGGGAAATAACTAAACAGCACGCAACGCTCTCTGGCGAGAGCGGCCCGCTGGCTGAAAGGAAATTTGAGCCAAAGAAGCTGAAGTCATGGAAGGCGGACGCCTACTGGCGCGAGAGAGGTTTCACCTACAACGGCGAGATCAAGATGGAGGAGTGGTCCCTGGACTACTGGCGCGCCCGCCTCGGTCACCACGGTGGAGCCCCGGACCACGTCGCCACGGCAGCATCGTATCTACAGGTTATCGAGCTTGCCCACGAACTGGGGGCCACCCTTCGCCTGGGCCACCCCGGCTGCATCGTCAATGCCCTGGCCTACCGGGTGGCCGCGGCCCACGGCAAGGGCAAGGAGATCGGCTCGATCGCCTTCATCGCCCAGCGCCTCTCGCGCCTTTGCGACGAAGGGGACGACACCTGGATCTACGACTTGCCGTTTCAAATCTCTCAGGATCGGCAGGAGCGAGCGGTGCAGCTCGCCAACAAGGCGCTGGCTGCCATGGACAAGGCCAATATCCGCGCCGCCCGTCGCAAACTGCTCGCAACCGCGGGCATCGAGGAGATGGACGCCCGGATTGAGCATTACGGGCACGATATCGTTGACGATGGCATAGCCCGAGAGGTCGCCGCCGGTGCGCCTCAGCTTGGCGATGGGTACTCAATCGCCGGCTGGTCATGGTTCGATGATGCTATCAAGGCCGCGCGCGCCGCGCGCCAGGAGCGGTCGCGCAAACCGACACAGGGGCGTCGGATGATGACGGACGCCGAGATGCGGGCGGAATGGGCTCGGCAGCGAACGGTGGCAGCGGAGAAGCTTGCGACCATGCGCGAGATCGCAGCGGCCGGCATCGAGCAACTGAAGGCTGCCGGCATCGAGGCCGAAGAGCACAGGCTTCTGATCACATCAGAGGTCAACGACCTCGCCAGCAGGCTACATCGAGCCGCGGACAAGCGGCAGGTGCTTACGGCCGTGGTCGAGCGCTTCCTGGCCGCGCCACACAGGCGCGATGTCAAAGGGTGGTCGAACCTCCACAAGGCATTCGACGCTGTGCTTGCCGAGACGTCCAAGGCGTCGGCATAAGGTGCAAGGGTTGGAAGAGGAGACGATCCGATGCCAAAGTTGCAACGCTCTGGGGAGCCTGACTTCGGACACTCCGAAGATATGATCCGCCACTACTGGCATCCGGGGTACGGACACGTGGCAACCCGATCGCAGCGCTCGGGGAGCTTTACCCTGATCTCGGTCGTGGCTGACTTCTTGCCCCAGGAGCCAACCGCCAAGCCCAAGCGCCGCAAGCGCGCCGCTGCCGAGCCGGGGAAAGCACGGAGGCAGGCGTGAGCGCAACGCCGAGTTGCTCAAGCAGGCCAAGGGGCTCAAATGACCCGCCGCTTCGCAGCCCGCCGCAGCCTCGACCGCGAGCAAGGGGGCTGCATCGACTTCGACGCCGCGCTGGAGGCGTACATCTTCGGCGGAGACGCCGAGGAGCTGCTGCGCGCCGCCGGCAACGTGCTGGGATCGACCATACCGCTGGACCCGGAGCACGCCGAGGCCATCGCCGCGCTCACCGGCTGTCACCGCGAACTCCTGGACTACGACGATGCTGGCAGAGCCGTGCGGCGCTGGTTCGCCACCATGGCGGAGCCCGGCGCGAGGCATTGACGGAGTGCCGGCCAGTTGAGATGCCGGCTTCCACCCTGTAGACTTACACACCATGGACTTCGAGATCCTCGGCGACATCTCTCAGGTCGAGACGATCGCCAAGGGAGCAGGGGTCCGAGACCGAGCGCGACTGCGGCGGACCTACGGCGGCAGCCGATGGCTCAAGAAGAAGGGTATCGCCCGCGTCCGGCTGCCCAACGGGAGGGTCAGTGACGAGGAGTTGCACTGGTACGAGGCCCACGGCGTCGGGCGAGTCGAGTTCAAGATAAAGCGTTGAGATCCACCATGGCCAAGAAGCACCTCGTCGTCTGCATCTCCAACGAAGGCTACCCGGCCTCTCTTGAGGCGCGGAAGATTTACGTCTCGATCGAGGACCCCGACGCAGAGAAGGACGGGCTCATCCGTGTCATCGACGAGAGCGGCGAGGACTATCTGTTTTCGAAGGCGCGCTTCAGGCCGGTCGAGCTGTCCCCCTCCGTCAAGAGGGCGGTGCTGGCCGCTCCGGCTTCCGCCACCGCCGGCTAGCCCCGCGCATTAACCAGCCGCGTTGCATATAACAACACGCCAGAGGGCTCCTGGGCGGCCGCTCGCGCTCCCAGCGCCGTGAGCCCGTCAATCTCCCTGGTGCCCGCCAGCGGCCCACGCCAGCGAGGCGCAGCCGCATTCCAAGGGGAGGGGCCGGGGCTGCGGGCGTATTGGTGGAAGCGGCTGGATTCGAACCAGCGTCACCGAGACGCTTGTGGCCTCGGAGAGTTGCTTCTCGCGCAGATTGCGCGCTGCATCGCTTTCGTATTGCATGCAAACGTTCCACTCTTTCACGGCGGGGCCGTCAACATGGGTGGGCCTGTCGTCCACATCTTTGAGCGAGATGCCGACGGCCGGCGCGCTCCTCGATGGCGCGGAGCACGATTTCCGGGTAGGTGGAAGGGATGGGACGACGACGCAAAATGCCGCGCCTCAACTGGCGGGAGCGCCTGCCAGGCTGGGTGCCTTGGTCGCGTCAGGAAACCGGTTATGGAATTGTCAACAAACCGGTTTCATTCGAAACCGGTTGTGGAATGGTTGAGCCACAACATCCTGTTGTTGCTGAGCTAAAACCGGTTTCCGACGTTGAAGCACTACGCGCCGAGATGGAGGCCGGCTCCCCTGTCTTCCACGCCCGGTATCTGCTGGCGCATCTTCAGGTTCAGGGCTACGCAGGGACGAGTCTGACCAGCCTCAGCGTCCGCGACAACGCCTACCCCAAGCTCTGCACCGAGCGCGGCTGGGAGCCGCTCCCCTGGCACGGCCCCCAGGGCGTCGGAAAGCACCTAGGCCTGCTCTGTGGCGGGAGGCCGATCAGGCCAGGGCCAGATGGCAAGCCGACACGAGGCTATGCGATACCGGCTGCGGTGGTCGAGCTCGCCGCCGCGAAGCGGGAGCGGACCGGGTGACTCGCCCCCCGCGCCCGGTGGAACCGACGCATCCTTTAATAGCGTCCGGGCTTATTAAAGGATGCGCAAAAGCGCGCGCCGGCGCCCGTAGGGGTTGCCGCTGAAACCGGCGAGCCCGACGATGTCTGGGGACAAAATGTGGGACGCCGCTCCGCCACTATTTTCGAATAACGTAGTAGATCAAACACTTACTGCAGAAATTACTGCGGGCACTCCCTCCGCCAGCTGCCTTAGTCAGCACCCGCGACATCCCGCGCCATCAAGCGACAATAACCCAGCAAACACAAGGCTTTCTGGCCCCTGAGCCTCCATGTTGGCGCAAGCTGTCGCGTCCTCTCGCGACTTGTCATGACGAAAGAAATGTGGGACGGGAGGTGTGGGACGAAGGGAGGAACGACCATGCCACGGGATTCGAAATCGCGGAACGGGCTGGCGGCCAACGTCGTGGACTTGGCGCTGAAGGGCAAGCTGGTGCCGGGCAGCTATTCGGACGGCAGAGGCTTGCTGCTCAAGGTCGATAAGGGCTCGGCGCGCTGGGTGCTTCGCATCATGATTGGCGGCAAGCGGCGCGACCTGGGGTTAGGCAGCGTCCAGCACGTCGGGCTCGCCGATGCGCGCGAGCGGGCCGCGGCGAAGGTGAAGGAGGTGCGCGCCGGCAAGGAGCCGACCAGGGTCAAGGCGCTGACGTTCCGGGAAGCGGCGAAAGCCGTCTACGAGCTGCGCAAGGCCGATTGGAAGGAAGGCAGCAAGCACGTTGACGAGTGGTGGGATCAACTTGAGAACCACATCCTGCCGGCGCTCGGCTCGAAATTGGTCGGCGACATCGAGCCCAGCGATATGTACGAGGCCCTGAAGCCGCACTGGAACCAGATTGAGGAGACAGCGCGGCGCCTGCGCCAGCGCTGCGAGCTGGTGTTCGACTGGGCCACGGTGAAGGGCTATCGCGCGGCCAATCTCGGCAACCCTGCATCGATCTGCGTCGCCGCGCTGCCGAAGCAGACCGACGAGACCGCGCCGCATCCGGCGGTGATGTGGAAGGAGGCGCCGACCTTCGTCGAGGCGTTGCGCGATTCCAAGGCACGCGAGGGCGCCCGGCTGTGTCTTGAGTTCACGTTGCTGACGGCCTGCCGCACAGCGGAGGCGCTCTATGCGGAATGGTCTGAGATGGATCTGGAGGGCAGGACCTGGACAGTTCCTGCTGGCCGGATGAAGCGCGGCAAGGAGCACCGCGTGGCGCTCTCGATGGAGGCGATCGCCGTGCTGGAGACCGCGAAGGCGAAGTGGCCGAACAGCCGCGTCGTGTTCAACGGCAGGTGGCCCGGCGAGCCGCTGTCCAATCAAGCGATGCTGATGCTGATGCGCCGCCTCGCCTTCAAGGACCATGACGGCCGGGTGGCGGTGCCGCACGGGTGCCGGGCAACATTCCGGTCCTGGGCCGCGGACCACCAGCTGGACGACAAGGCGTGCGAGTTGGCGCTGTCGCATCAGGTCGGTACGAAGGTTTCTCGATCGTACGACCGAAGCGACCTGCTCGACCCGCGCCGGGCGATCATGCAGGCGTGGGCCGACTTTTGCACCGGCAAGGAGGTCGAGAAGGCGATGGAGGCCGCGTGACATGCCCCGGCGCAATACGCGCGCCTACTACACAGCGACGCTGCTCGCCCATGTAAAGCGTGTCTTCGCCGAGCCGGCGCACCATCGTATGCAGCAGCGGTTGGATCATCTGCGGTCCGTCCTGCCCGATGCGGCTGTCCTAAGATTGATCGACAACACGAAGCTCGGTGAGCCTCTCTGGCGGTTCGATCTGGACGTCAGCGCGGTCAGTACCGAGGAACTGGCCAGCGCCGCAGCCCGCATCAAGCCGGCACGACGAGGGCGCCCATTGGGGCATCGCCTGCCTATCGAAAACCTCAAGCTGATGAAGCGCATCGACGCCGCCGTGGATGCGGGCGAGGGCTCGGTCAGGGCCGTCTGCGAGCGCATCGCCGACCGGCACGGTATCTCGGCCGAAGGCCTGCGCAAGCAGTACCGCAGATATTGCAAGCAGCGCAGCGTCCCGATTTGAGGCCCCATTGAGTATTCGCCAATGTTCCTAATTTGTTCTATATAATCCCTATTGCCAGACCCATAACTTAAAATTGTCCACAGGCTTAAGTCTATGATTTAGCGAGAGAATTTGAAATCTCTCCCGTATCCCCCTTGCGCTCAATACAATTACTCGCGCATTACCCCGCAGCGGCGCGCCATCGCGCGTGAGATATACGGCGGAAAGGTACGGATAATGAACATCGATCCCCTGCTGCCTAAGCAGGTGTTTGCCGAGGCGCGCGGCTGCAGCGTGCGCACCATCGATCGGATGGTGAAGGACAAGCTGATCCCGCGCGGTGAGCCAATTAACGGCACGGCCGTGGGCTGGCGCGCCAGCATGGTCAACCTGACGCTGGAGGAGCTGGAAGCTCTGGCAAAAGCGCAGACCTACGATGGCGCCGCGGAGCAGGAGGCACGCGCTGCCAAGATGCGCGAGATCGGCGCCAAGGGTGGCCGGCGTTCGCGGGGGAAGCCCGTCAAGGCGCATGCCGACACGGAGGCTGCGTGACATGCCTCACTCGCCGAACCTGATCGCGAGCATCCTGCGACTGGTCGAGAAGGACTATCCGCCGGGGTCATACCGCTACGAAATCGAGCGGCCGATCCCCGGAACAAAGATGTTTCCTGACATTCTCGTTTGGAGCGGCCACCGCATCCAATGCGCCGTCGAGATCGGCTACACGCGGCCCGAGAAGCTCACGGCTTATCGGGCCGAGCACAAGATCCCGGATGTCCGATGGTACGACAAGGCCGGCAACCTCCATGCCGATGTCGAGGAGCGGATGTTGCGGGCGACCGTGTATGTGGAGCCCTGCGCACGAGTTCTCAGTGTACTCAATCTGGCAGGAAGTGACCTGTGCTGACTCCATCTGTGTGGACGAGGCTGAGGCCGCAGCGACCGATGGTGATATGGATGACTTCTATAAGTCTCTCACGTCGGAGGTGTTATCGACCGTGGTCACGGACTGGGACCACGCGTGGTTCCCATCGTTCTGTGACAAGTGCGGGGAACATTGGCTCGCAAATGAGTGTGATGCCGAGGTGCTTATTGATGCCCTCGATTGCCGGCCGATAGATTTTGGTCGGGAGTGGGGCGCCCGCATCTTCAAGGGATCATGGCAGGATGCATGCAGGCACGTGGATGCCGTCCACGGGTTGAGCCTCGAATACCAGAATGGCATCGCCATTCGTGATGATTCCAATCTCACTCTGCAACGCGAGATCCTGATCGCTCGCGATCAGCAAATCGCCAAACTGGGGGCCGCCTGATGCAGCCCCTCCCTCAGGACCACGCCGCCCGCATCGCCGAGCTGGCGCTCAGCTCGTCGGCCGTCCCGTTTTCCAGGCTAGCTGTCGCCGTGCTGGTGGATATCTCCCTGGGAGATCTGACCATCGATCCCGACCAGGCCCAGCAGTTCGCCGAGCTGGCGTTGCGGGCGGCGGTGACGGCCGAGATCTTGGCCGGCAGGGAGGCGACCCGATGAAGTACCGGTACTACAGACTCGAAGCGACGAAAGAGGAATGGGCGGCGTGGACGGATGCCTACAATGCAGCTGGCCGAGATGGCTTGCCCCTACCGCCATCGCCGGAACGACGCAAAGTCGGATTCTACGATGATGGCTCGCTCTACAATCCCGACGGCTATCCGGAGGAGGCAGCGCGCGCCTACATCGAACCTAGATACGCAGAGTGGAAAGCAGAGAGAGAGCGCAGGCGTAAAGAGGGCGCCGTCAAGGCAGTGGCCAAGCGCAGGAAGCGCCGCGAGAAGCTCATTCATCAGGCCGGCGCAATGCTGCTGCGCAACGAGGTTATCGGACCGCGCGAGGCGTGCATCGTCTGTGAGCGCCTGCTGACGGACGCGCCATCAATCGCGCGTGGTATCGGCCCGGAATGTTGGGACACGATCCTTGATTGGGTCGAAGTCTCGGACAAGCCATCAGCACAACGACTCCGGGATCGCGCCCTCGCCAACACAGAGATGGTGCTGGTCGATGCCGAGTCGATCGCTGCCTGACCGACTGCCTGACACTGTTTCAACAGCAGGAGAACAGACCATCATGAAGGCCTTCACGACCGTTGACGGCGACCGTGTCGCACTCCGCCGCCACCAAGTGCGCGAGTCCTATGTGGACAACACCGAGGACCCAAGCACCATCGTGCTCGTGGCCGACGGTCACGGCACGACGCGTGTTGGCATCGGCACGATTGAGGCAATGCCCGAGCTCACCACGCTCGACGAGGTTCAGGCCTGGCTCGGTATCACCTTGCCCACGCTCACCGTCGTAGACGGCGTGCTCACGGGGCATCGCTGCGGGCACCAGAACGTCCCGCCCGCCGGCCACACGTGGCCTACATGGAGCGTTTCACCCGGTCATTGCGAGCATGCCGAGGATCACGCGGAGCTGGAGCGGACGCGCGTCTGCGGCTGGAAGACTGGCTTGTGCGCGGGGCCGTGCCCGAGCTGCCCGAATGTCGAGTTGCGCGCCGCAGCCTGACCACCCGCGAGGGGTCTGACCCCTCGCCCATCACCAGAAAGGAGAACAGCATGCTGCTCGACATTGATGCTGAAGACCTAGACGCTGAAGACTTCCACAATCTGGCTCTCGTGCTCGACAGCTTGGCGATCACGGAGGTCACGCCCGAGATGCTCGATGCCCTGGGCATTGCGCGCGATGTCAACCGGCTCGTTGACCACGTCAATACGCAGGCGCTGGAGCTGCTTGCCCGGTGCGGCGGACTCGACGGCGCGGAGATCTGGACGTGTGGCGGCAGCAAGCCCGACAGCGTCGTGCATCACGTCGAGATGCTCTGCCTTGAAGGCTCGGATGAACCGACGCCAGTGCTCATGGGCAACGCCGGCGGTTGGCGCATCATGGAGCTGCATGATCTCGGCGAGCTGCAATACCTCCAGCCGGCCGGGGTCAACTCCTACGCCGAAGGCGGCACCGTGGCGCTGTTGAAAGCATACGCGGAGCGCATGAGGAAGGGCGCGACCGCCGCGCCACACGAGACCGCAGCATGATCACCACAGCGCGGCGCTCGGCGCCTCGCCCAGAAACGCAACCGGCCGCGCAAGGTGTGGACCTGGGCGCGGCCGATCACAAAGCATGGCACGTAATGACCGACGACCCAAAGCGTGACTGGCTAGCCGTACCCGACACACCGCCGGGTCTCGGTCACAACAGCCGGGCGGCGGGTGTGGGCGACACCCAGATCGACCCTGAGGCGCGCGACCTGTTGGACACGCTCGGCGAGCTTACGAATGGCTATCTGCTACGGCCGAAGCGTACCCGCCACGACATGCTCTTCGCCGCTATCCAGGGGCTAGGGCTCGTCAGCACGTTCATGGAGATGCGCGGCGCCACCAAGCACCAGATCGCCATCCTCAATCATGTCCTGATGGCGCTTTGGGAGGTGTCCAAGGGCAATCACGTTCGCTGGATGGAGCCGAAGGGGGCAGTGGGGCGCCCCGGCATCGTGGACACCGTGGCGACGCTTCGCGGCGCCTACGCCGGCTGCATGCAGAATGAAATGGATAAGGGTCGGCCGGAGAGGGGCGCTTCCCTCCACGTGCTGAACAAGATCCCTAAGAACAGCGTCGCCTTTGACGGGCTCAAGAAGGAGGAGGTGAGCCGCGGGTGCGTGACGAAGTGGCGTCGCGAGCACTGCATCGGGAAGGTCCCCGACAGCCGGATGAAGCAGGCTTTCCAGGCCATCCTGGAGACGGAGAAGAGGCGCCCCGGCACCTGCGACAGATTTCTGGCTGACCCGCACACCGACTTCCTGCCCGATCCAGATGACGAATGACGGACGGACAGGTGTATCTGCAAACCCTTAACCCCTGTTTTTAGCGCAAGAAATTTCTGCCAGGGTCCTGAAAATGCGTAAGGCCGCTCGCGGCGGCCCTGCATCCTCAATCGTGTGTTCTCGTAGTTGCATCGTCTCTGAGTAACCGTCCGCCGTACCACCAGCGGGCGGGTTCCTCCAACCAGGAGCGAGCGCGAATGCAACGTCCAGCGATCCAACACCGCGTGGATACCAGCTTCGTGCCCCTCCGTCAACTGCCGGGCACGAGAGCGCATGGGCGCGTCGTCTGCTGACACCCTTCTACTTCCGTCGCCGAGGGAAGCCGCTCGCCTGCTGGGCGGCGAGCACTACGGCACGCGCGTCGTGTGCCCAGGACCGGGACACTCCAGGGGCGACAGGTCCCTATCGATCAAGTTCGATGCTGACGCTCCGGACGGGTTCGCTGTCTTCTCGTTCACGGGCCAAGACCCGCTCGCCTGCAAAGACTACGTGCGCCGGATGCTCGGCCTGCCGGAGTTCGGCGCTCGCCGGACGGCGCCGGTAGACCACGCTGCCATTACTCGCAGGCGCACCGAAGCCGAGGCGCGGGCGGCAACCGAGTCGGAACAGCAGATCGGCAAGGCGCGGTGGCTGTGGGGCCAGGTGCAGCCGATCATGGGCACACCCGCGGAGAGGTACCTGCGCGCCAAGCGCAAGCTCACCATCGTGCCGGCGACGCTGCGGTTCCTACCGGCGCGCGGCACCTACCCGCCGTCCCTGGTAGCCGCCTACGGCATGCCGACGGAGGAGATCGAGCCGGGCACCTACGACACGCTCCCGCCCGATGCCGTCCACGCCGTGCACCTGACGCGGCTCCTGCCTGATGGTTCCGACCGCGAGCGCGGACCCAACGCCAAAATCATGATCGGACGGCCAGCGGAGTGGCCCATCGCGCTCATCCCGGTCAACGACCTCGGCGGACTCCTGATCGCCGAGGGCGTTGAGACTGTGCTCTCCTACGCCCACCTCGGCCTTGGCATTTGGGCTGCCGGCGCCAAGGACCGGCTGCCCGTAATCGCGCCGACGATCGCCGCTCTCCCCTACGTCGAGTGCTGCACGATCTCGCCCGACGAAGACGACCCGGCGAGGGTCGGTGCCAAGACCAGCCGCGTTCGCGCCGAGGAGCTGGCCGAGCGGCTGACCGAGTTACGTCCGGACCTTGAAGTGAGGATCGCCTGATGGGCCGCGACGCCAACGACGACCTGCGGGAAGGCGGCCCAGAGGCTGTCACGGAGCGATATGCCAGGGCGAAGCCGTACAGGCCGAAGCTCAATGGGCAGGCTGGCGCTCACACGACAAAAGCGAAGCGCACCATGCCCAACGGCACTCATGAGAAACTCGCTGGCCGGGTTGTGGAGAAGGCACTTAAGAAGATCGAGCTCATCGCTTTCAACGACATCAAGCTACTCGATGACCCTCAGTATCGCGTCGATCGCATCCTGCCTTACACCGGGCTGGCTATCGTCTGGGGGCCGCCGAAATCTGGCAAGAGCTTCTGGCTCTTCGACCTGCTCATGCATGTCGCCCTCGGCTGGGAGTACCGCGGTCACGAAGTTGAGCAGGGCGCCGTTGTCTATTGCTACTTCGAGGGCCAGCGCGCTGCGTCGCGACGTAAAGAGGCCTTCCGCCAGCAGCACCTGAATGACTACGACAAGGATGTGCCCTTCTACTTGATGCCCGTCACGCTCAACCTCGTGCAGGATCACGAGGCCCTGATTGACGCCATCAGGGGGATTGGCATCAAGCCGGTCGTGGTTGCGCTCGATACACTCAATCGCAGCCTCCAGGGGTCCGAGTCCAAAGATGAGGACATGGCCCGGTACATCGCCGCCTGCGATGCCATCCGTGATGCTTTCGACTGCGTCGTGCCTCTCGTTCACCATTGCGGCCACGACGCCAGCAGGCCGCGCGGTCACTCGTCCCTGGGCGGCGCACACGACGCCATGATCGCCGTGAAGCGCTCCGAGGACGGCGACGCGATCATCGTCGAGGTCGAAGAGATGAAGGACGGCGACGCCGGCCTGAAGCTGGCCAGCCGCTTGGATGTCGTCGAGGTCGGTGTCGATCGGCGCGGTCAGCCGCTCACCTCCTGCGTCGTGGTGCCGTGTGATGCACCCACCCAGCAGCCCGAGAAGAAGGCGCGCGGCAGGCCCAAAGGGACGCCCAGGGAGGTCATCGGACTGCGTGCTTTGGAGATGGCATTGAGCGAGGCTGGAACGTCTCCGCCAGGCTCAAATCATATTCCGCAAGGACCACACGCCAGGGTTGTCACCCTCAATAGTTACAAAGCCTACGCTGTGCAAATGGGTCTTTGCAACCAGGAGGCGAAAACGAAGCACCAGAACGAGGCTTTGAGGCGCGTTTTGGATGGGCTGGTCGCAAAAAATCAAGCCGGTGTTTGGGGTGAATATATATGGAAAATCTGACACCTACGAATAGGGTCGCAAAAAATCAGCGAAGCGAAAAGATTTTTTGCGGCCCGCCGGGTCAACCCCTCGGTCGCACGGGTCGCAAAAAATATACGCACCCCTACGGGGCGTATTTTTTGCGACCGACCGGAGACCCCTACCGTTGGTTGCACGCAACAGGAGAGGAGAGATGACCAAACAGCATGCCGCCCGGAGTAAGCCTCGGCCGAAGAGGACCGTGAGCCGCGAGTCGGTTGGGTCTCGGCCGCTGGTCTTCGATCTACCCTTACCGCCGCCAGGCACAGATCTGCATCCAGGGTGTCTAACCATCCCGGATGCCTCGACCTCGAAGTGGCTCTCCGATGCCATCAGGGATCGTGTTCGGGTGGATAGCTTCCGGGGGCTCGCGGCGCTGTACGAAGGCGAGGTCAACGTCACCCTCGCCGTCGCCTACAAGGAAATCTGCGATCTGCCCTGGGTGTGGAGCCGCTTGCAATACGCAATTGGGCCGCAGCATGTCGTCGGGCTCACGCTACAGCGCGATGACTCAATTCGACTAGGGCGTGTGCGGGTGGAGTTGGCGCCGATGAGGTGGGCCGCATGACCACCCACCTCGCTGCCGCCGAAGCCCGGCACCAACAAGCCGTCGCCGCCCTAGCCGATGCCGAGGCCGAGTTGCTCGCCGCCATGAGGGTGATCTATCCGGCGCACGCCACCTCAGTGGAGGCTATGGCCGACCGACGGTTCGAGGCGCTGCTCGAAGGTCGGCAGCCCTTCTGGGAGCTGGCGCAGGCCTTCGGCACCTACCGCCGGGCGCAGCGCGCTGAGGCCAAGGCCAGGAGCGCGGCCTACAGGGCGAAGTTCGCCGCCGTGCCTGCCGCTCCACCGGCCTCACCTCCTGCTCGCCGCAAGAAAGCGGTGCCGCGGAAAATGACCATCGGCGCCTACTTCGCCGAGGCGCGAGCCGCATGACCTTCGATCTCGTCATTATCTCCGTCAGCGAGCGCGCCGTGCAGTGCGCGCTTGAAGATGGCTCCCCCGCATTCTGGTTGCCGCGCCAGAAGGTCGAATGGCGCGGCGCCCTCGATCCCGGCGATGTGGTCAGCGTCACTATCCCTCGATGGCTGGCCCTGAAGCATACGCAACTTATCGCATCGCGAGTGAGTACCCAAACAGTGCTCGAACTCCAGAAGTTCGAGCTCGATCCAACCATAGCAACCGCAGAAGGCAGTTTCCCAATGGCCTACGACAACGACATGTCCGGCGCACTCTTCAAGAACGACCGCAAGGAGAAGCCCAGTCACGCCGACTATCGAGGCGACGTGACAATCGACGGCCGGAAGTACTGGCTGAACGGCTGGATCAAGGAAACCAAGGAAGGCAAGAAGTACCTCTCGCTCAGCGTGAAGCCGGTTGAGCAGCGCACCGACGACCGCCGCCAGCCGCAGCGACCTGCCGGTGGGCCGTCGTTCGCGGACAGCGACATACCGTTTGCCGCGGAGGTGCGGTGATGGCTCGTCGAGGCGAGGCCGGCATGAGCACCAAGCCGGCCCTGCCACCGCCGTGGGTCCGCCGCTGCGATTGGAAGTTCTACGGCAATGAGGTGGACTTCTACTTTCCCGGGCTCGACCAGGCCTGCCGAGGGCCGCGAGCTGCACCGGCTTTGTGACTGGGCCGAACGGAACACCGACCAGCTCGCCGCATGGATGGCGATGGTCGACACCTTCCGCGCCGCCAACCAGTGCGGCTGCCCGGCCTGCGTCGCCGAGCGAGGAGTGAACGCATGAAGCTCAAAGGCATCACCATCAAGGGCTTCAAGCTCACCAAGGGCGGCCGCGTCGAGAAAGATCCGCGCCGTCTCAACGTGTCCCAGCGTCTGAAAGAACAGTCCCGAAACAGTAAGCGCGTGCGCGTCGTCTCCCGAAGGAAGACACAGCCATGAAGGGCAAGAACGTCCTGAACCCGTTCGATCCAGCTGAGGCCATAGGCACCACCGAAGCCGCGCACATGGCAGACGTCAGCGACCGCACCATCCGTAACTGGGTGCTGGAGCACGACATTGGCCGCAAGGTCGGCGGACATAACAAGGTCAGTAAACCGGCGCTAACCATGTTCATCGAGGGCGATACCGGCGCGTTGGCTGACTACCATGCCGGCGAGAGGACTGCCCGCGTCCAGTCCTACTTCGAGCGGCATGATATCCAGGCTTCCGCTTCTTCCGATTTTGCCGCTGTAGACTGATCACATATGTAAATCGGGTGTTCCACTGCGGAGTCACCCGAGATGCAAATCGCATCTACATCACGGTTTCCCGACGCGATCCGATGCCGCGTCCCTCGCGGCATGCCCCAGGCAGTCGAAGCGGCCGCACGCGCTCAGCTTACTGCCCCATCCGAATACATCCGTCGCGCCGTCTTGGCTGCGTTGAGGACTGACGGGGTCCACCTGGACCCAGACGGCCACGTCGACACGGGAGTCGCCGAGAGGCGCTGACCCATGGCCAACCTCAGCACCTCGATCACACCAGAGCGCACCAGCTACGGCAAGATCGTGCCCGAGCACGTACTGGCAGACCGACGCCGAGTCCGTAACGAGCGCATCAAACTCGCCGGCAGGACCATTCTGGCCCAGGCCATCGAGCAGGAGGCGGCATCGTCGTGAAGCCCAACCCTTGCCCGCTCTGCGGCGTCGACATGAGTGTGTGGGGCCGCATGCACACGTGCCGCCCACCGTCCACGGCAGACACGTCAGCGAGCGCAGAGCATGTGGCTAACGCTGGCAGCGTGATTGAGCATCTGGCTAACAGACCGGGCCGCAATCGAGCCAGCACCACTTACCGCTACCGCAACCCCACCAAGCGCCGCCTCTACATGCGTAACCTCATGCGCCAGCGCCGTGCAACGGGGAGAGCCGCATGAGCCTCGCAGCCTCCTCCGAGGACACGCCCCGAAAGCTCAAGCGCGAGAACTCCAAGGCCAAAAACGGCAAAGGCCCAAAGCCCGTCCTCCCGACGCCAAGGCTCCATGCGCCACCCCGCACAGACGACCACCTCGGTAAATATCCACCCGAGGTCATCGATGACATCTTCCGACGCGTTTCTCACGGAGAGACTTTGACCCAGGCTTGCAACAGCAATCCGAATTATCCTCATCCGTCGAGTGTCATCGATTGGGCCATTAAGGACCCCGTTCTAGCCCAACGGTACGCGCACGCGCGCGAAGGCCAAACTGCCCGGTGGGCGGACGATATCGTCGACTCGGTCAAGGCCGCGACGCCTGAGACGGCGAACGTGGTTCGGCTGGAGATCGACGCGAAGAAGTGGCTGCTCGCTCGTCTCCGGCCTGCTCAGTACGGCGACAAGGTTGATCTGACCACCGCCGGCCAGCCGCTGCAGCAGGTCGACGCTGCTGCTGCAATCAAGGCGCTACTCGATGCGCTGCCGGCGCTGGCACCGACCGCCCTGCCCTCGCCGACTGTGCTCGACGCCGTGGCGGTGCCCGTCGAGACGGAGGGTGAGCCATGACGCATCTGAGCCTCCGAAACCAACAACTCTTTACAAAGCAAGCATTGTGTAAAGAGTTTAACTCTGTTACCTCCGATGCCATCGGCATTTCTGGAGGGTGTTTCGATGAAGGCCAAACGGCAAAAGGTAAAGAGAGACCGCAAGTACCTGTACGAGCACGAGGTGAAGAAGCTCCTCGATGCCGCCAAGAAGGGGCGTCATGGCACCAGGGACTATTCCCTGCTGCTGCTGATGTACCGGCACGGGCTTCGGGTGTCCGAGGCTACAGGCATGCGGCTGAGCCAGCTCGATCTCAACACATCACGCTTGGTGGTGGAGCGGCTGAAGGGCTCGACGGACGGCAACCACCCGGTGGCCGGCGACACGCTCCGGGCACTCAGGAGCTACCTCAGGGTCCGCGAGCCAGGTCAGCCATGGCTGTTCCTGTCGGAGCGTGGCGGGCAGCTGACGCGCCAGGCAGTCAACTACATCATCGCCCAGGCTGCAGAGCGGGCTGGGTTGGAGCATGCCCACCCACACGCACTGCGGCACAGCTGCGGCTGGCGGCTGGCGAACAAGGGGACGCCGATCAGGTTCATGCAGGACCTGCTCGGGCACAAGGACCCCAAACACACCTCGTACTACGCGCAGGTCGCGGGCAAGAACCTCGACGGCCTGACGTAGGCTGCAGCCACGCAGGGGGTGCTCTCCCATGAGCATCCCGCCCGAACTTGTCGCCCTCGCCCAGCGCCTTGCCGGACTCACACCGGAGCAGCGCGACGCTGCCATCGCCAAGATGCCAGCGGCCCAGCAGCGGACGCTCGTCGCGACGATCACGGGCGTGCCGCTCATCAAGGCGACGATCGGCGCGACCGCCAAACTCACACCGAAGCAGGCCGAAGCCGACGCGCTGCTCGACGGCCCATGCCGCCACACTCTGCTCGTGGGTGGATCACGCAGCGGGAAGACGTGGACCATCGTCCGCAAGCTCGTCCAGCGTGCGCTGACGGCGACGTGCCGGCAGGTGGTGCTGCGCTTCCGGTTCAACTCCCTGCACGCGTCCATCATCGGCGACACGCTGCCGGCCGTCATGGCCGCCCACTACCCTGGTGCAGAGTGGCGGATCGACAAGCAGCTGTGGGTTGCCAGGTTCAGCAACGACAGCGAGCTGTGGTTCTCCGGCCTGGACGAGGCCGACCGGGTCGAGAAGGTGCTGGGCCAGGGTCACGTCGGGCTCTACTTCAATGAAAGTTCTCAGATCCCGTGGAGCTCGCGGCAGGTAGCCGTCACCCGCCTCGCGCAGAAGATTGAGGGTGTGCCGCAAAAGGCTTTTTACGACGCCAACCCTCCGAGCCGGCGGTCATGGCTGCACAGCATCTTCGTGGACAAGGTTGATCCTGATCGGCACCAGCCGCTAGCAAATCCCGACTCGTACGGGTGGCTGCTGCTCAATCCGAACGACAACCGCGAGAACCTCACGGACGAGTACCTCGCGGATCTCGATGCGCTTGATGAGCGGCGGCGCAATCGGTTCTTCCTGGGGCTGTGGTCGGACGACGCGGAGAACGCGCTCTGGACGGTGGAGCTTCTCGACAAGGGGCGGCTCATCACCCAGGCGCCGCCCGACATGCAGCGTATAGTGATTGCGGTGGACCCAACGGGGTGCTCGGGGCCGGAGGATTTGCGCTCGGACGAGGTTGGCATCGTCGTTGTTGGCCTAGGTACCGATGGTCGCGGCTACGTGCTCGAAGACCTGTCCGGCCGGTTCGGGCCTGATCAGTGGAAGACGATCGTGGCGAGCGCCTATGACCGGTGGGGCGCTGATGCCGTGGTGGTCGAGACGAATTTCGGCGGCGCAATGGTGACAGAAGTCTTGAGAACGGCCGTGGCGCAAGGTGGCTATCCGCTCAACATCAAGGAGGTGTCGGCATCGCGTGGCAAGCACGTTCGCGCCGAGCCGATTGCGGCGCTGTGGTCGCAGGACCGTGTGTCGCTTGCTGGCCGGTTCACGGAGCTTGAGAACCAGATGCTGTCGATGACGACGGCTGGCTATCGCGGTGACCGGTCGCCCGATCGTCTCGACGCGATGGTCTGGGGCATGACGGCACTCTTCCCGGCGATGGCTCGGGATGCTCGCGACGCGGCGTCTGGTGGTGCCGAGTCGCGTCGACGGACCCGCATCCCCAAGGTGATCTACTCGCGTGGCTTCGAGGTCAGCCGAATGTATTCGGCGCGGGGGAGGCGCTGAGATGGCAGCCCAACCCCCTGCGCAGCCCAACAAGCCCGAGCAGCTGCCGAACGGCAGCGTGGTGGCATGGGACCACTTGTTGCGCAAGTATGCGGTATTCAGCCCATCCGGCGATTTGGCGGGGTATCGGTACGACGTCGAGCGAGCGCGTAAGTTCGCTTCCTCGCTGCCTGTTGGTCCGCCACCTCCACCGCCTCCGACGCCACTCAGCCGGAGCCCGCGTGCTCGCCCGCTTCCGCCGCAGACCTTTCTACCCACGACGACGACGCCCGAGGCTGAGCGCAGCTTCTTCCCCACCCGTCGGCCGCTGCGTGTGGTGCGCGTTCGGCCGCGATGACTGAGAGGACCAAGGACATGGTGACAATGATGAGAACGCAGAAACTGGCAGCTTCCACGGGCATGCTTGCGGCGGAGCGTGAGCGCCTGGAGCGCGAGATCGAGGCTTTGAGTAACGGCTTGCCGGGCGAGGCTGCGGCGATTGTTGCGCGTGCCGACGAATTGATGGCCGAGCACGGCGCCAAGATTGCGGAGCTTAAGTCGAAGCGCGATGCGATCGACGCCACGTTTGAGGTCGATGCAGCCAAGGCCAAGGAGGCGCGGGCCAAGGCGCGGGGTGAACGTCTGCAGGCCCACTGTAACGAACTCGTCGCGGTGGAGGCGTCGCGGCTCGACCATATCGCCAACGCTCAGGAGCTATTGGAAAAGGCTGTTGCTGAGATCAACGCTGCCTTCGACGATCACAGCCGCCTGCGCGAGATTGCTCGGGCACTGACGCCAGGGGTGAGCATGCCGGCGCTGATGGCGTTGTCGCCCACGGACCTCGCGAACAGGACCGGTGCGTGGGTCATGGGACTACTGAAGGGCGTGAGGCTTCCGGGGGCGCTTCCTGGCGCGGCGCACCACATCGGACCGCTGGCGCTCCTCACCTCAATCCATTTCCGCCAGGACATGACTTGGCGCGAGCGCGAGGAGCGCGTTGTGGCGCCTGCCATTGAGGCTGCTGTCGGCTATGCACAGGGAGATGCCTAATGGCGATCGAACGCCCCTCATGGGGAGCGCCCGCCGCAGGTGCTGGCATTGGCGGCCGTGAGACACCCGGCGACGTGCCGGCGAGACCTGAGCCGGCGAGCGAGGCGAAGCCTGCAGAGGCAGTGGAGGCGCCGCGCGCTGCACCGGCGGTTGTCGATGCTCGCGCGCTCGATGCGATCGATCCTGAGGACCAGGCGACCTATCGCCGGCTTATTGCTGATGGGTTGTTCAGCCCCGAGGAGGTGCAGAACGTCTACATGCTCAGCGACTCCGAGATGGAGGCACTGCAGCAGCCGGCACGGGGCAAGGCGTCCATAGAGAGAGAGCTGGAGAAAATAGCGCGCGTGATGCGTGAGGACCGCCCCAGATATGAGCGAGAGTTTGCCGGACGTTATCGCGAGCTGCTGGAGGCGAAGGAGCAGCAGAAGGCGAACCAGGCCAAGGGGGGCGGCGCCAAGGCTGCGTCGAATGAGCCGGCTGATGTCTCTGGTCTCCCGCCCGAAGTTGTAGCCGACTGGTCGAAGGCCGGAGGCCTCGAGCATCATCTCAAGGTCGCGCAGGGCACAGCCAGCCTTGCGTTCGACGCGCTGGATGACCAGGAGGCGGCGACGTTCCAGCAAGGTTTCGACCAGCTTCCGGCACCGATCCAGGCCGCGGTTTACCAGGGAATCAGCGTCGAGCCGGGTTTCGCGAAGTCGGCCAGCGATGCGGCCGTCACCGAGTTCGCCGCGATCGGCACGGAATGTGCCGACTTGGTTGCGTCGTGGGGCTCCAAGGCTTCGAGCCGGCTGGGTGTCGCGCAGTCGCGCGTCGCCACGATCTTGAAGGGCTTGCCTGCATCTGAACGGCAGGCCGCAATGGCGTGGATGGACAGCATGCCTGCAAGCCAGCAGGCCGCCGTGGTCCGCAGCCTCGCAGGTAAGGGGCGCTGACCATGCCGGCCAAGCTGCCGAGCGTCACACGAAGGCGTTCGGACTCTGACCCAGACCCTGAGATCCGTCGCCTCTATGTCGAGGGCGCGACGATGAGAGCAAGGATTCTCATCGACTGGGCGACGCGGCGCGACGCGCGGGCGCGTCAGGTCGAGGAGGAGGTCTCGCTGCCGAGCGCGCCGGATGTGCCCATGGGTGTAAATCCCGAAAACTCCGCTTTCATCCCGCTGGGTCTTAGCTCCTGGCAGGGCGAAGACGCTGAATTCGATCCGAGCGAGTTCGACGGCGATGGCTACGATGAAGTCGAGATCGAGTCCGATCCAGTCGCGGCGATCGAGCCAGCAGATGCCGGCCGCATCGCCGAGCGTCTGAAGGGGCTCAACCACGCTCAGCTCAAGCAGGTCGCCGCAGCATTCAGCGAGGAAGGCGATGACGCGGAAGGCCTGCGGCAGAGCCTGCTCAGCTACGTCGATGGATGCGGCAACGACGCCGCCGACGATGCTCGCGGCGATCCCGATGCGGCGCGCGAGGCCGGGCGCCGTGAGGCGGTAACATTCCTCTCGGAAGAGATCGACAGCGCCGCGGCTATGCCGGCGAGCGAAGACGATCCAGACGAAGAGATGGCCAGCTGAGGACGACGAACATGGCAGACGACTACAACGAGCCGACACCCGGCTTTGCCGAGGAAATCCAGCGTGCACTAGGAGGATCGGAGGCACCGCCTGAGCAGCCGGCCGCGCCGCGGGCAGATCCCGCGTTGCAGGAGTGGGAGGCGCTGCGCCGTCGGCGGAAGGGCGCCAACGCGGCGCCTCCGGAGCCGGTCGAGACCCAACCGGACCCCAACGTCGGCCTGAGCCCGCTTGCCCAGGAACTGGAGCGGGAGGGCTGGTTCGGTCAGCTCGCTGCACAGAATGCGGCGGAGCGCGAGTCCGAGCGGCGGGCGGCCATCCGACAGTCTGCCGAGGCGGCAGCCCAGGAGGCGGCACGATACGGCGGCGGCGATGCGCCGGAGCTGTACCCAGGCGAGGCTGAGGCGACGCGGAATGCTGGCGCCGTCTTTGCCGAGGCGCCACGATGGGTGGCGCAGCATCTCTTTCAGCTGCCAGGTAGCATCGTCGCGGGCGGTGGCAGCGTGCTGCAGGCACCTGATGTGACCATTGCGGCGGGTCAGTACGGTGGGCAGGCGACGCGCCAAAGGCAGTTGGCGCTCGCCGACGCCATCGACCGGGGCGAGTCCTACAGCCTGAGACAGCCCGGCTCCTATTCCGTCGACACCCCGCTCGTGATGTTCGCCAACCAGTATCGGTCGGCGGGCCCTGAAGACCGGGCGCGCATGCGGGCAAGTTTGCAGTCCGAGATCGCGGCGTTCAACCCTACGCCGATCCAGCAACGTCCCCTCTACCGAGCCGGCGAGGCGATGCAGGAGACCGGGCGCAATCTGGTTCCTCATTTGGAGGGCTACAATGAGCAGAGCGTCGCCACGCAGCTGTCTCGCGGTCTCGGCTCGATGATCGTCGGCATGCCGGTGGCCATGATTTCTGGTCCGGCTGGTGTGGTCGGCGGTGCCGCAGTGTTCGGCGCCATGGGTATTGGCGAGGCCACGCAAAGTGCCGTCGAGTTCGACCGGCGCGAGCGTGCGGCAGGACGCGAAGGGATCTCGCAGGAGCAAATCGTTCTCGCCGGCATCCTTGGCGTTGCGCCTGGCACGACTGACATTCTCCCTGTCGAGGTGATGCTCAACCGCCTTCGCATCCCCGGGGTTCCGCCGGCTGCAAACCGCATCCTCGCACGAGCGGTCGCAAGCGTAGGCGGGCGCACCGTGATCCAGGCCCTGACTGAGGGCGGGCAGGAGGCATTCCAGCAGATCCTGCAGAACTTGATCACACAGCAGGTCTACAACCCGAACCAAGAACTTACTGAAAACACATGGTGGAATGCTGTGATCGGCGCAGGCGTCGGCGCCGAGTCCGAGCTCGGCCGGACCGCTCTTGCCAGCCTCGCCCGGTTGGGACGTGGTCGCGGCGGACGGGCGGCTACACAGCCCCCAACCGCTGCGCCCACGTCGGTGGAGGGCGGCTGGCAGCAGGCGGAGACGGAGACGCGGGCGGCCACTGCTCCTCCAACACTTCCAGAGGGAGCGTATGCCGATGACGTTGCCTGGGCCAACTCGCCAGAGGGCCGCGAATACCGCCGGCAGATAAGGGCCAGCTATGAGCGCCGATACCGCAGCGAGCCCCTGGACGTCTTAGGCAACAGAGACCGCATGGGTTGGGTGTTGGATCGATTCGGCGATCTCCGGGACGCGGTCGGGCTGGGTGTTCCTGAGCCGCCGAATGACCCAGAGCTGCAGGCGCGGATGACCAGGGCAGACGCGGCGACCAGGGCCGCGCTCGTTAGCGAGGCGTACGTGATCGACGCCAATGGTCAGCGGCAAGGGGAGCCCGTGATCGTCCTGGACCCCAACTACTTCTCCCGCGACGGCCAGCGCTTCGCGAGAGTGCAGCAGCCGGATGGCACGACATCATCGCTGCCGGCGGAACAGCTGCAACCCACCGGCCGCGAGAGCGCGGCTGTGCGAGAAGCACGCGCTCGCGTCGGGTCGCCGCCACAGCCTGCTGCGCCGGCCGTGCAGCCTGACTGGGACGCGTTCGGGGCGAGCGCCATCTTCCGCCTAGGAGACCACGAATGAGCGCACTGATCGCCGTCTGCATGCACGACGCCGTCCACCTCCTGACCGACGGCGCTGCGCTGGCACGCAGCGACGGCACCCTGGTGGAGTTTCGCCGGAAACAGGCACTTTGCTGCAACAACGGTGTCGCGGTGGCCGCGATCGGCTTTTCGCCGCGCGCCTGGCACTTCGCGCAGCTGGCCGACGAGCAGCTGAATGACTTCGACGCAGTGATCGATGCTGCCGTCGAACTATGGGCTGAGACCTGGCGGGCACTGCCCGCCGACGCCCAAGATATCCCCGGCGTGATGGTGCTTGCCGGCTGGAGCGCAAAAGCTGGGAAGCTCAGCATGTATGTGATCAGGGAGAACAGCGAGCTCGTTGAGGCTGGAGCGTACGCCGCCGGGCCGGTGGATACGTGCGGAGAAGCGCTGCGTCGGATTACTAAACGGTTCGGCCCCGACCCGTCGAGTTTTACCATCCGCGACGGGGTGGAGGTGATGGAAGCGTTGCGCCGAGAGCATCCGCGTCCGTACCCAACTGGCCTGCGGCCTGCGGTTGGCGGGTTCATCACGCACACGATGATGACGGCTACGGACGTTAGGACCGAGGTGATACATCGCTGGCCGGATCGTATCGGCCACCCTATCGACATTGATGCGTCGGCCGATCCCGAGATGCGCGACGACAACTTCTGCGGCATGACGATGGCCGAGGTCTACGCGATGCGCGAGGCCATGGTGCTCCGGCGGGCGGTACATCTGGACGAAGGATTGAGCACGTGAGCGGGTTATTCGCCAAGCCGAAAATGCCTCCGCCTCCCAAGCCCCAGCGCATGCCGGTCGAGACTGACCCATCGATCCAGGCCGCCGGGATACGGGCACGCGAGGACGCGATGAAGCGGTCGGGGCGACTCTCGACCATTCTAACGGATCAGCTCGGCGCGACGGCGGGACCGCGCGCTCCGAACCCAGAAAAGGTGATGATGGGCTCCAGCGGCGTAAAGTTTGGAGCATGATCGATGCCGATTACCTGGACGAAGGACTAACGAGGCAAACAAAATGGCAACAACAATCACAAAGCGGATTTCCGGCACGGCAGCGGGCGGCGCGACCAAGCGCGTCAGCCAAGGTCCGAATGATGGACTAACCTTGCTGGAGCTTGAAGGTGACGCAGGTGACGGCGTCCTGCTCCTCGAAGGCGACGTGCAGTCCGGTAGCGACGCGTTGAAACTTGAAGGCGACGTGGCGGCTGCCGATGAGGCAGCCTTCGCTTCGGCACAGACCAAGCGGATTCCGGAGCCTGTAGTCTGATGGCCAACAAAACACTATCAAGCCTCACGGCCGGGACACCATCGCCGACCGATTACATCTACGGTGTGGTCGGCGCAGACTCGCGGAAGATCCTGCTCTCTACTCTGTTCGCTTCCGGCATGGCCGACGGAACGGCCGCTGCACCTGGGTTGGCATTTAACAGCGATCCAGATGTTGGCCTGTTCCGACCCACCGCAAACACGCTCGGCATAGCCGCTACATCCGGCGTCCAGTTCCAGAACGCATCTTGGCTGATGGGTCGCAATGCTGCCGACTCTGCCAATCTCAACATGTTCCGGGTCAACTCCAGCAACTACACGGAGTTCTCAAATCCCCTCTACTACGACGAGACGAGCACCTTCCATAACGACATGGCCGCACTCACGCTGGTGCGGACGATCTCCGACCCAAGTGGTGCGCCCGGCGTCACCTACACCGGCCTCGTGAATGGCGCGTCGTTTCTGGTCAATGGCGGCAAGGGCGACAATGCCAATTATCGCGGCACCACGACGATGTTCGTCTACGCGAAGGACCGAAGCGACGTAACAGCCCTGAACAAGGGCGTTCTCTATGGCCTGGAGGTATGGGTCGCCCCACAGGTTGCGAGGAACAACGTACCGAATGACGACGCCGTGGGCATCATCGTCGTCAACTCCGGGACGGCAACGGCCACCGATGGCGTTTACATCGGTCGCGGCGGCAGCCTAGGTGCCAACGACGATTATGCAGGAGGGTCATTCATCACGGAAGCGTGGAGCGATGGGGCGTTCCGCGGCACTGGTGAATATAATTACGGTCTCGATCTGCGGTTGGCGACCATCGCCACGGCCGCGATCGGCATACCCAATAATACTTGGGTGGTTGCTCGCAACCAAGCCAACAACAACGACGTCAATATCTGGAAGCTCAACGCCACCAACACCACGGAATTTAGCCAAAACGCACAGTTCAACAGTTCCGTCCAGTTCAATGATGATCTGCTGCTTGATTCAAGTGCCATCATCAACTGGAACAGCGGCGATGTGACCCTTACCTACTCGACCAATGCTCTTGCATTTGCCGGGGCGAGCAGTGGTTACTCGTTTGACAGCACGGTTGCCGTCAGCAACTCGGGTTCATTCTTCACAGCCCTTCGCTTGGAGAGCACCAGCGCTGATGCAAACAATGGTCCGTATATAAACATCTATCGGAACTCGGCCTCTCCGGCGGCTAGCGATGGTCTCGGAGTGCTGGTTTTCAAGGGCAAGGACAGCGGCGGAAACGATACTGACTATGCCTATATTTCAGCTTCTATCATCGACCCGACGAATGGCAGCGAAGATGGGGAAGTTATCTTCAATGCGATGATCGGCGGCGCAGACACGCAGGTCTGGCGGTACGGCAATGGCGTTCAGATCGGCTCTCCGACCGGAGCCTATAAAGGCGCTGGCACGCTCAATGCCGCCTCCGGCCTTTACACGAATGGCGTTGGTGTATTCAGCGGGAGCGGGGCTCCATCACTCAGCGCGCCGAAGGGCTCCATTTATACCAACACTACTGCGACCACCACCACGACGCGCCTCTACGTCAATACCGATGGCGGCACCACCTGGACGAACTTAACGACTGCTGCGTAGGAGGCAGAAGGCGCGCCGGTCGCCATGCCCCGTGTATGGGTCGGACGTCTCCATATCGCCAAGCACCTTGTAGTCGAGCACATCCCAGCCGGTGCGCTTGAAGAGTCGGAGCAACCCGGCCTCGGTGAACATCCAGAAGTTGGTGGCGTCGTTGTTGCTCTCGTCGGCATCGACGAGGTAGGCGCAGGGGATGCCCTTCAAGAGCGTACGGCCATGGGCTCCGACCTCCGCAGAGTACGCCATGACCCGCGTCGAAAGGAAGGCGTGGGACACGGAATGCGCCAGATGTTCGAGCGCATAGAACGGGTTCTTCAGGTGATACAGAAGGCCGAGAAACAGCACGAAATCGTAACGTCCCGGCAGAATGAAGTGCGTGTCCAGATCAATGTTGTGGATGCGAGCCCTGGAATTCAGACCACGCTTGAGGGCACTCGCACCCTCTAGGCTGTTCATGTTGGTGGCGGGATTGTCGATGATGTCCACGTCTGCGCCGAGGCTTTCCAGAAGAAAGCCCAAGTCACCGTCGGCCGCGCCGATATCCGCTATCGCTTTGCCGGCAAGGTCAGAGAAGACGTGACGGTTGGCTCCGGTCAGCATCTGATCGAAGCTCCACACGTTCCCCAGACTGTCGTAGGGGAACCACTGGCGGCCGTCCGGCAGCGTAGTGGTTGTGCGCAATAGCGTCAGTCTTTGCTTGAATGCCCCTGCCGCGCCTTTGATGCGGTCGAAGGGGTCTGGAATGTCAACCGCCACAGCGTTTGAACCCCGCATTGTCCCACCGTCGAAAGAGGTCGCCCCATGAACCCAGAGATCCAACGCCTGCAGGACGTGCTCGGTGCCATGCAGGCGCAACGCGACCAGGCGCTCAACGCTCATGTCATTTCGCAGGCTGAGAATGCCGCCCTCAAGCGAACCCTAGCCGACCGCGACGCCAGGATCAAGGCGCTGGAGGCTGATCTTCAGCAAGTTGAGAAGGCGACAGCCTGAGGAGATGTCAGGCTCGGAGCCTTGAAACGGTGGCGTGGTGCACGCCGAGCAGCCGGCCGATACTCCTGGCGGAGAGTTCACACGGGGGGGAACTGGAGTTCAACGGCTTGCGTCGTGGAGCGCAGACGGTCACAGAGGTGAAATCCGTATCGTGTTGATTTCGCATGGAAGTTCCACTGGGGACACGAAAATGAAACGTCCTGGAGCGGACAAAAAGAAAAGCCCCCGGAACCGCAAGGCTCCGGGGGGCTGGTTAGTTCAGGAGACGGAACGGAGTCGTCTCCATGCGGTGGTGCGGGACAGGCCGAGCTCTCTGCTCGCGTCCTTTACCTTTGGCGGTCGACCGTGCTTGGCTTGGTAAGCTTCCGCCCAGTCAGCCACCGCGTTCTGCGCAGGCTTGCGTGCTTTTGCCCGCTTCTTCTCCCGCCGTCTGGCCTTCGGCTTCGATTCCGGCCTCTGGCGAGGACCGGGAGCAAAACCGTAGGCGAGGACGACAGGTGCTGCGATCTCTAACCAAAGAGGTAAGCCGAGCAGCGTGGCCAGCCGAAGAGTTGCCGCGTGGTCCCCGAGCATGCCTGCTGCAGGGTCGATAGCGGCTTCTGCGCCGAGCCCGACCAGCTCGGAGCGGGCTTGCACCACTCGTTCCCGAGCGGCTTTCTCCCGCTTCTCCAGCGCCTTGCACGAGGGCGCACGCTCACCGGAGTCGCTGCATTCGGCACTCGCTTCGGCTGCTGCCTTGTCGAGGGCCTGCTGAGCCGCGGCGAGTGCCTTGACGGCCTCTTGCCGAGGCAAATTGGCAGATCGCGCAGTATGTGCACGCGTCTCCTGCGTGTGGGCGACGCGCGAAAGCACGATGCTGCCGGAGATACAAGCCGCCGCGAGGCCGAGCACCAGGAGGCACACAGCCATAACGTGTTGGCGGTCTCGCCGCGCGTACTCAGTGAAGGCGAGCAGCGCAGCCGCCGAGATTGCCGCGAGTGGACCGATCAAGTCGCCTTGATGCGACCAGCTCGCCCAAGCGCTGTACCCGGTGAGGGTCAGGCCCAAGGCTATTGCAAGAAATCGGCGCAGATAATAGACAAGGACTGCCATGAGCGCGTCTCCATCGCGTTCAAGGTTTCGCCGGGTTGAGGCGTTTGCATCGCCTCCCCGGCACTTCTCCGGCGGAGAAGCGTTCCAGTTCCGCCGGCCTCCCCCCTTCACATCGATCACAGGGTCCCTTGTGGGAACCGCCGGCCGTTCCGTGTGTCGGCCTTCGCGTCTGCTGTGGGGGATGGTCTCAGTATGTGTTTCGGTGGCACAGAAAGTCAATATGTGAACGGGCAATGCAGACGAAAAACTGCTGTTCTCCAATCACTTTTTCGTGAGGCACGTCATGACTTGATATGACACCGTAAATCAGACAGCATCCGGCCATGAAGAAGCCGGCGAAACGCATGGGGCGCCCGCCGAAGCCCCTTGATCAGAAGTTCGTTGACGTGGGTCTAAAGCTCCCACCTGCGATGTTGGAGCAGATTGACTCCATGGTCAGCGTCGAAGCTGGCGTCGACCGATCCACGACGATCCGCCAACTGCTCGCCGAGGCGCTCGCCGCGCGGCAGAAGAAGGGAAAGCGATGAGCGACCGGGCGAGGAGCTGCGGCCAGGATTGGAGGCGGAGGCGAAGGAGAGGCAACGGATCGGGCAGAAGGAGGGAGGCAAGATCGGTGGCCGTGGGCGCCCCAATAGCTCTAGTACGAATTCGTACGAAAGCTATTCCGATGACGACAAACCAGCCCGCAAAGAACCCGGCAACGTGAACGCCCAGATCGGCCTCGCCGTAGGCGTCGGAGCGGGCACGG